CCAGATTCCATATCTTTCTTATAAAGCTCTTCTAAGTTTATGGTATCAAAACTCATACCATATTTTATCTTTACACTCTTCTTATTCTCTTCTACTTGTTTAACAGTAGCTTCGTATAGAGCTTTTCTACCTGATGGAATACCAGATAGGGATTCTACCACTGGTGGTAAATAAAAATTCTCAATCATTTTCTTTCCTCCTTTTTGCTTTAATCGTATTCAATAAAACCTAAATACGACTTAATATATATAGTTATCTGGCTAACAAAAAAATAAAGCAGGGAATTTTACATCCCTGCATTATAATTTTATTGTATAAAAAAGTTAGAAAGTATGCTTAATTTTATACGAAGTTCTACTACCAACATATGTAAGCAACGTATTAATACGCTCCAATTCTTTCATACATTCGCTCTTTTCTTTAATAAAGTCGCAATCATATTGAATTCCTTTATCAGAAACTTTAAGAGTCTTATAATATCCAAATAACCTATTATTAAGTCTTCCTCTAGATTTAGCTATAACCACTACTGATACTGTGAAAGGAACTTTAGTTTGTTTAGATAGCTCTGTCAACCTTTCATCTATCATATTTGTAAATGGGCTTTTGTAGTTAAATGGAAAATGAAATATAGGAAATTCCTGTAATGTCTTCTTATCATTTACTATTTCAATCATATTTACATATGGATAATACGTATTCTTATTATAATTTTCAGCACGTATTATGTTTATAGCATTCATCTTTACTCTGTTATCAGTACAGTTTGTTATATCTATTGCTATATTAAACTTTATAGCTTTTGCTGGATAGTTAAGCTTTTGAGCAAACGTATCACAGATGTCATCGTATTCGTATAATATCATTTTCTTCCTCCTATTTATAATACTTTATTCTACTCATATCTAATGGTAATCCAAGTCCAAACATCGTAGCAATAGACGCACAGATGCTTTCTATGGCAACCTCAGATATTTTTACTACTTCTTTTTGCTTAGCTTTAAATTGAGGAGATTCCATTCCGAACTCTTCAAATAAATTATTTAATTCTTGTTTATATTCAGTTCCTACTGTATCAAATACATAATTAACTATATCTCCTGATTCTATTCCTACAGCCCTGAACACATTAGTATAACGATTACCTTTTCTAACAGAAGCCATGAAACTTTCAAAAGGATTATCACTGTTGAGATTGCTATCACTACCAGAAGAGCTATCATCAGAGGAATCATCAGAACCAGACTCATTGTCGTCACTTGATGCAAATGGATTTTCAGACGAATCTGAGCTAGACTCTCCATTATTCGCTTCGCCGCTGTCTGAGTCTGATGAGAATGGGTTTTCACCATCTGTAGAAGATGTATTCTCATCTCCAGAAGAGGAATCCCCATCATCTGAACCGAATGGATTTGAATCGTCGCCGTCAGAGCTTGATTCATTCTCTCCAGATTCTTGTTCACCTTCTTCAGAGTTTTGATCGTCGCCGAAAGGATTTTCAGTATCACCCTCTCCAGTACCATTATCCCCTTCTTCATTTTGGTCTCCAAAAACATCATCATCTTCTTGCACATAGTCGTTATCCTCTTGTTCGGCTAACTCCTTATCTTCTCCTTGCTTTTCCTTTTCAAGTTTAAGTATATATTTAGCCAAATCCCTAATTTCAGTACTATGCTTTTTAGATAGGTCTTCTATCATATCTGCAATAATACCTGAAGTTATATCCCCATCTTCTTCTTCAAAAGCAGCTTCTCCAGCATCTTCCATAGAAAATCCTTTTTCAAATCTGTCTTCTGTAGTGCTGAATTTACAATTATGGTCTAATACAAACTTTTCAGAAGCGTAGTCTATATGACTTACAGCTGTTTCTAATACAGGAGTAAGTATATTTCTAGGTCTTCTATCTAGCATATTTCTTATATAATCATAAGTCACTCCCATATTTTCTAATGCAGATGCATTAACTCTTTCATTTGTACCTGGATTTATGTTAGCAATTATACTACCAAATACTCTTGTAGTAAGTTTATCTCTAAGTTGTAACATATCCAAATCTACACTAATATTATTCATTATAATATCCTCCTTATAAACTATTTATAAAATCTTTATCTTGTAACAGGCTTTTTAATACTATTGTATTAATACCTGGTGTGATACTTGCAACCATAGCAAATATTTTCTTATCTTCTATAACCCTAGCGATAAGTTCCTCATTAGTTTCGCATTCTTTTCTAATAGAACGTATATAATCCTTTGTGTTCTGTAACATCTTCTTCTCCTTCATCTACTATTAAATATTTACTTACTAAATCAGTACATATTTTATTTCCCTTAGTGATAAGTAGTAATACTTTATTTTGTGCATCTCTCTTAGTATATGTTCTTTCATTCATATTCGCCATGTTCTTTATATCTTCCGCAGACCATTCTTGTAATACTTTTTGCGTACGCTTAAGTAATGCTAATAACTCTGATTCTCTATTCTTACATAGCATTTGCTGTCTATCAAATATTTTACGCATGTGTTTTACATGTTGCTCAAATGTCAATTTATGTATTCTTCTGTATTTGTCACATATCATGTATGTATAATATTTTGCACTACGTTGTATATTCCATTCCATATACGCATTTATTTGGTCAGTATAATAAATAAATAGCTCAACTCTTTCGTTATCAGATAAGACTTTAAAGCAGTCAGTATCAGCTATATTCCAAGCATCATCTAAACACACTCTAAACTCTGGCTCAAATAAGATATCATTGTGTATTTTTATCATATTATCTACGTCGTTTATACTCATATCATGTATCTGCTCATTCTTATATAATGTTTGTAACCTTTTATTAAATTCTTTCTTGAACTTTCTAGCGGTTTCGTTTGTAGGTCTTTTATATGCATGAAGAACGATTACATAGGGACTTATTATAACAGTATCTTTAAGAATACTTCTATTATATACATCCACAAATACTTTCTTCATAAGTTCCATATTTACCATAGCTACAGCTCCAGAAGCCATTGTACGTGGTCTGGAGTCAGTAAATGGTGCTCCATATAAAACTATCTTTATACCTTTATTTAGATTTATATCTGTAAATTTCTTTTTTATTTCTAGTGGAACAGACACTTCCTCAGCATAATCACGGGAAGTGTCTCTATTCTTATATTTTGCTTTAGACGCCATATAATCAATCCTTTATATCATTTTATAGTTTCCTGAATTCATTCTCAATGATGACATATAATCACGCATAGATGCTCTAAAGCTTCCGTATCCATTTCCTATAGTATTAACGAAAGATTCTACAGCAGCTTCTGCGAAAAATGCGAATAATCCTTTCGGCATCTTTGAGAACACAGTATTTTGTCCACACATTGTAGCCAACATATTAAACGAACTCATTGGATTCCACATAGCTCCTAAGAAGTATGAAGAGTTTGTTTTGATACTCCAATACTTATTAAAATCTGGCATTGTAGATTGAGTATATATAGGGTCTATTTGTAGCGTTATATCTAATTCTGTAGGCACTCCAAATGTAGTTTGGAATGTATTATCAGTCTTAACACTCATATTGCTTATAACAGCTCTAGGACAGTTTATAACTCCCTTAGAGAATGCTGCACAATATAATGCAGATGTAGGAATTATTAATGTTTGTCTAGGCATATTAGCAGGGTATACATATGGTAATAGTAATGCTAGAGTAAAATGAAGTCTGGCAAGACTGTATCTATCTGAAGAAAGAGCCATATCTCTAATGCTTACAGAATAGCTGAAATTACTTCCGCTTCCTTGTTGTACTTTAGGAATGTATAAGTTTGATATAAGAAGTCCTCCTAACACATTTCCATTATTATGATAAGCCCATTCGTTAGTCATTTCTGCAACTAAGTCCATATTATCGCCCATTTCGGCAACTCCAGTTTGTCCATTAGCATTTGCTCCGTCTCCAGTAGCTGCTCCATCTCCAGCTGGTGCTGCAGCCTGTCCTCCGAATTTATTAAGAAACGAACTTGCAGCTCCTAATATACCACTTTTCATTCCTTTCTTTGCTCCGACGATACTATTTTCAGCTATTTTAGAAACTCCTGTTTCTATACTCCAGCTATAGTTTCTGTCAATAGGTCCATTACAGTAGAACACAGTATAAGGAGCAGTCTTTAAGTAATAATCATCTTTATCAGCATTCATTACATATTGAATCAATGTAAGCATAGAAGCATCATGCATTGCTCTAGTGGCATGCATAAAGTCTTCATCTTGAGATGTGTTAGACAGAGAGTTACTCAAGCTGTCATTAAATAATACATTTCCAGCATTCTTAAGCTTATCGCTCCATCCTCCTAATACGCCTTCTAATTTATCAGCTCCACTTAAAAGTGTATCTTTAAATGAATCATATTTACTCTTTTTATCACTACCACTAGAAGCCTTTTCTTCAGCAGCATTCTTCCTCATAGCTTCTTCAAATTCAGCTAATTCACTTTCTTCTTCGCTATCAGAAGCCATATTTTGTAATATAACGTTCATATCATTAGTAGCGTATACATTATTAACTAAATAATCCGGTAAAAATCTTTTCATATTTTCTTTAGCTTCTGGATTCTTAAATCCTCCAAACATATTAGTATTAAAGTTTTCTATTCCAAGAGAATAGAATATAGCTTTAGCATGTGCTTGAACATTACGCCAATATCTTTTTGCAGCTATCTTTGCTGTAAATCCGTATGATGCTAAGTTAAGTCTTTCTTCTACGCTATCTATAGTTTTTACTATCGAAGAATATCCTCCAGAGAAGAAACCTCCAGTAGCTCCAGATAATGCATATCCGATAGTATCCGTAATATTAGGACGTAATTCTATTGGCATAAGAACTAAGAACTGTCCTCTTTCTAATACTCTCTTAGTATAATCTCTTCCACATCTTCCAAGTTCCCAACTGTTTATAGTTCCAGAAAGCTCACTATTATGAAATAAAGGAGGAGGGTCTACTACGTTATCAGCCATGTAAGGAAGTCCTACTATACCAGATATAGCGTGTAAATCTATAGCAACGTCTACAGCAGCAGATACTTCATCAGAGTCTTTATTAACAACTCCTGCACTTTTAATAGAAGCTAATACAGCATCATTAACTTTACCGTCTCCTATCATACCAGCTGCTGCTGCAAATGATAAATCATCTGGTACGTGTTCTAACATACGTCTATTGGCAGCTTGTTTAACCTCATCTGTCCTACGATACGCATTCTGCTTTTTAATAGCAGCAAGTCTTTCGTCAACGTTTCTATCTAATAGTTCTGCGTTTGTACTACCAATTCCATTAATAGCTGCTAAACTATCTGCAACAGCCTCTTGCTTTGCACTATTAGACTTACTAGAATCTTTAGGAGGGGCTTTATCCGCCCCTACATTTCTACCATTCTTTTTATTATCATTATAGTTAGAGCTACCTTTCGATTTACCCTTACCTTTACCTTTGCCCTTTCCTTTCTTACTATTTCCTTTCGGAAACGTAGTCTTCTTATTTACGGGACTACCAGAACCGGTTATATCATTTTCTATAAGCATTCATTACCTCCTTTATCTACCAGCAGTCGAAGCTGCATCTCTCATTGTATTTGTGTTATTACTCTTTACTACATCTATAAGTTTATTTATAGATTTGTATATTTGGTCTAATCCTACTACTATAGCTTGTGTTTGATTAGCAGCTCCTTTAGTTAATGCTTCCATAATCGCACTAGCTTCACTACCAGATTTAGTATTAGAAGATTGCGATTTAATCGGAGCATCATAGATAGCAGTTCTATCAGAACCACTTCTAGTAGCTGGAGTCGCTGGCTTATTATCTTTTTTAGACTCTACTTTCATAGGTGCATCGTAGGCAGTACTTCTATCAGAACCACTTCTAGTAGCTGGATTTTTAGCTTTAACATCTCCTTCACCCATCATAGACCATTTAGAATTTGAAACGCCTCCTGTATTTTTAACTTCTGACGTAGTTTGTTTAGCGTCTTTCCCAACATCGTATGTAGAACTTCTATCAGAACCAGACCCGCTATAAGTATTAGCAGTTGATGTATTATTTACACTCGCTGCATCGTTTCCAACTGGAGCAGGAACTGGTTTGAATCCTTCAGCCATACCTATCACAGCACCTGGCGTTGCTCTAACGTCTGCCATAATTTTTGGTCCAATTTTATCTTCATTCATACCCATATGTGACTGAGCCCAATTCCATACACCAGCTAATGTTCCAGCTTTCGGTAAATTAGGATTTGCTTTTATAACAGAACTACTGAAGAAAGAATGAACAGATTCAGCAGCGTTATTTTTTAAGTGTTCAAAGAACGGTATAGCTCCAGCTTTTCCACCAGAACTTCCAGGACCTAAGAACATTCCCATATATAAAGCACCTGGGTTGACAGGCATTCCTAACTTTTCTAGTTTAGGTTTCAGTAACTTATAGTTATCTCTATTCATTAATGCACCTGCTAGTGTATTATGAACTGCATTATATTTATCTGGATTTTGAATACCCCATTGGCTCTTTAATATCTGAGCGTATTTATTCCAAGTACTATCTATAAATTGGAATAATCCTCCTGCTGATGCATATGGATTTTTTATCCATGGTCTAAATCTACTTTCATTGTATGCATTTGCAGCTAGTAAATCCAAAGGAACTCCAGTAGCTTTAGACACTGCCACGAATATAGGTTTCAATCTTTCCCAGTTAGCCATAACATCACCGCGAAATACATCCTCAGATTCCTTTTTAGTGTAAGGCCATGGAATTCCTATATGACCTCCATCTCCTGCTCCGAATTGAATATCTCCACCACTAAATGATGCAGCTGTCGGTCCATATGAATTTGCGGCATATCCTCCTCTATCAGAACCAGAACTAGAACTACTATATCCAAAAGCTCCTCCGCCTCCACGAGAACCAGAACTTCCACTTGGTGAACGATAGCTTGTAAGTGTAGAGACGGTTCCTTCAGCTACTTTTTCTCTTCCTTTATTTTTAGGGTCTGCTTCTTTACTATCCCCTTCCATTTTCTCATTTTCTTCTTTTGTTTCTTTATCAAGATTCTTTTCAAGTCTAGCTGCTTTTTGTTCATCTCTATTAGCATCTGTTTTAGCTTCTCTTAATGATTTACCTATTCCAAAGAATTCTACTAAGTCATCCCATGTGAATATAAGTCTAAGAACTTCTATAAGCACTTCTGCGGAAAATCCTAAGAATCCAGCTGGAGTTAATTTAAGCATATTTAATAATAATTCAGGTCCAACATCATACATCATCTTAGCAAATGCAGTCATTATTCTTGTACCAGTAGGTACAATATCTTCATTTACTTTCAATAATTGTCCAGCATGTTTATAACCTTGCCATAACGATACTGCAGCTTGACCTAGATTCCATATTAATCCAATACCAGGTAGTTTCTTTAAGAATGAGCCAAATCCTTTTTTAGCTCCCTCTTGAGCTGCTTTTTTAGCAACATTACCAGCTTTCCTTTTAAATAGTTTAGATATAGCATTTATAACAGGCTCTATAGCTTTATTCCATCCTTTATCTATGATAAATTTACCTATTTTCCCATTAGGATCTAGTAATAAATTCTTAAATTTTCCCAGAGCGGTCATTAATCCTTTAACTATCTTGTCTGCTCCGACTAACTTTCCAGCTGTAGATGCTATTTTACCTACGTGCTTAATACTGTACATAGCAGACTTAATACCAAGTTTAGCAGAGTATTTAGCAACTGGCAATGCCATTTTCCCCCATCTAATAAGAGACCTAGTTCCATTAATAGCTTTAGAATAATCTCTAAAATGTCCATTATCAACTACTTCTCCAGTTTCTGGGTCTATAGTTTGTTCTTTCTCTTCATCTAGCATATTATGTAATGTATTTCTGTTAAATTGCTTAAATCCAGTTCCAAATATTTTTCCAGCAAATCCTAGACCTTTCCAAGCAATACCCATACCTAGTGCAGATACAAGTAACTTAGGTATAAGTCCAGCACCTAAACCGAATAAGCTTTTTAGTAATCCTTTTTTAGATTGACCAGCAGCTTTAGTAGTACCATTATTTCCATTTGCATTTCCACCTTGAGTATTCTCAGCTGTCTTAGCAGTATTTTCTTTTATTGCTTCAATATTTTCTTCTTGTTTATTTTGTTCTTCTTGTGCATCTGTAGTTTCTTTTGAATTCATCAGTTGATTTAATACAGATGTGTATTTTCCAGAACCTTTATCTATACGTCTTAATAAAGATATTATACGCTTAGCATGTTTCTTGTCATTTGCACCAGAAACCATACTAAGTCCTAATGTAGCTATTAACGCAGACATATCTTCTTTATCTTGTCCATCTTCCATTTTTTCATATAAGTCTTCTAAAACTTGTTTTAATCCAGCACGTTGCGAATCATTTTGTAGTATACCTGTAACGTTTCTGATATTATCGGCAGCTGATTTCTCTCTTCTAGCACGTTTTCTACTTCCCATTTTAGCTCTTCTACGACCCATACCTGAGAATATTCCATCGTCTTCATCTACTATGTCAGACATCATACCAAAATCTGTTACTTTTCCAGTAGTTTTACTTATCCAGTTTGAAGCAGCGGCATTACCAGGTCTAGACCTAAGTCTTCCTTTAGCTATTTGTACTATGATAGTGGCTCTTAAAGTAATGTCAGAAATAGACACTTTCTCTTTACGTCCTTTACCCATAGGGTCTATCATAGTAATAGTTCCATCTTTAGTAGGTTTTGCACAGAATACGAAGTGTCCTGTTCCATTATAGTTATTTAATAATACTGCGTATGCACAATCGTCTCCATTATCTTTAAAGAAAGTTTCGTTAAATATATTAGCTTTAGCAGTAAGTATTCTATAATGTAATCCTAAGTCATTTGCGATAGTAGAAAAGAAACTGTATTTAACTCCACTACTATTGCAATGTCTATTAGCATGTACTGCTAATGAATTTTGACTTATTTCTTTTATACCTAAATAATGCAGGATGTTATTCATCGTAGCCACACTACATCCTACAAGACTACCAGATTTTCCTGCTATAGATATATCTGCGAAGTCATTCATCCCCCAAACATTCTTAGAACTCACAGCTCTAATATTCAAATACGCTTCTGGTATATATCTATCTGATTTAACTCCACGATAACCTTGTCCTGTCGTTATATTATCGTCTGGTGCAGCAGAAGCTTTTGCGATAAAGTCTCTGACTTTCTTCATCTCTTCAGCTGTCTTTTGACCAGTTACACGTTTATCATCTTCACCTCTTCTAGTGACACCATTGACATAATTAACATAGTTACCGCTGTCTAATATTTGACTTGCTAGAGCATTCCATCCATCTACAGATCCGATAAAGTCTGCAGCTGACTGCTCATCTATACGCACTTGCTTATTTTTAAATAAATTTTTTATATTATCAGTTATATTTTCAGCAGTCGTATTCTTATATGTCTTACCAGCAACCATCTCATACAAATCAGGTATATTAGTTTTAAGCCAGTTATTAAAGTACTTTTGTTCAGCTTCAGTAAAAGGCTCTCCATCTTTTAATATATTAGACCCCATTGTATAAACTTCACTTCTAAGTTGACTCAATCCGTGAAGTTTGTGTTTCATTACAGAATAGCTTTCAGGAGGGACTCCCATATATGCATTTAAGAATTCATTTGCAGCAGCAGCTTTTTCAACAGGGTCGTCTCCTTTAAGTGCAGCTAAATATTTATCTCTTTTATTAGCGATATCTTGTAATTGAGAACCTTCCATACCAAGGTCTTTAGCCTCTTTCCAACTATCGAGAACAGATTCTTTTAATTGAGCCCATTTATCAGCATTCTTTTCAAATTCAGCTTTCATAGCGTCATTAACCTGTTCTTTAGAAGACATACCAGTTATTTCTTGGCCTCCGATAGTCCTTGAATCTTTTCCGGATTCGATTATACGGTTCTGCATCTCATTTATCATCTTATCAGCACCAGTAACATAATCTTGCTTCGCTAGTTCTGGGTCATCCACCACTCTATCTTGTGCTGCCTGAACTCCAGCATCGTATTCTTGTTCTATAGCCTCAAACCATTCTCCAAGTTGTGCCTCATGCTCTGGTCCAAGATATTTTTTAATGGCATTACGTATTCTTCTTCTAAAGCTTTCCATAGGTGCTTTTTGTTTTTCCACATCAGTATCGTCTTCATCCATAGCTTGTAATTCTTTAATAACCTTATAAAACTCTTCCTCAAGCTCTTTTTGTTTTTTTGGACCAGCTTTATCATTAGCAGCTAATATTTTTGGTAACATCGCTTGCAATGCATTGGCGTAATGAGCGGCAGGAGTGATATCATTCGTTCTAGCTTTCCAGAACTTTTTAAATGATTTAGGTAATACACTTCCTAAGAGTTTACCAAATTTCTTAAACTTACTATCATCTTTATCTTTCTTACCCCATAACCATTCACCTAGACCACTACCCATTGATTTTTGCATAGCAGCACCCATGAATGCAACTGGAGCAAACCCCATTATACCTATTGCTTTTCCAGCAGGTCCTAATTTACTCATCATCTTATAAAATCCTGCTCCTGCAGCTCCTCCAGCCGCAACCGGCATTATTACATTCATAATCTTAGCCATTGCCTTTTGAGCATTAGTTGTTCCATTACTGTCTTTTACTGTTGATTCTACTCCAAACATCATTTCCATACTTTTTCTAACTACAGGAAGCATAGATGCTCCAGCCATCAATCCTCCAAGCATCAATGGTGCTTTAGGAGATGTGAATATACCTTTTTGCTTTAGTATATTTCCAACCATATATCCAAGTAATCCACCAGTAGCCATTCCAGCTTTTCCTTCAAGTCTAGGGTCTTGCCATACAACTCTAAACATATTCATAGCTGCCGCAGCTCCTGCTCCTTTAACATCTGGAGATGAGTCTTGTCTCATTTGGTCCATATAGTCTGTGAATATCTTAGTGTTAGCTATACCGTATGTATAATATGCTTTGGATAAAGAATCCCAGTCTGTTTCAAATTTACCTCCACTAGCTTTTATAAATGGTAATATTTGAGATGGATTATCTAATAGAGGCTTACCTCCTATTTCAGGTCTTTCTCTAGGGTCCATCGCGTTATAAGCAGCTCTAGTAGCACCATTTCTACTAAGAACTCCAAATATTTCACTAGC